TAGGATACCCGAAGCAGACCATCGACGGTCATTTCGAATATCTCAACAATATGTCCGGCAAGGTTTTGAAAAGCGCAAGCCTGCGAGAGAACACCGCTCTCGGTGCCAGCGGCGAGTCAAAAGACTGGGACTTCATGCCGACCGGTGCATTGCTCGATCGCTTTGCTGATAGCGTCGAGAACTATGTGAACGGGGTGCTGAATATGTTCGGCAAGTTCGCCGGCATTGCACCGGCAAAGACAAAGCGATTTTCCATCAAACGTGAGTTCGACAAAAAGGGTCTGAAAGAAACGCTCGAATTGATCTTCTCGGGAATGGCTCTCCAGCTCGGAGACAAAATGAACGAGAAGCTGAAAATCAAAGCAGCGCAAGCATTCAAACAGATAGGCATCGAGCCGTCTGATATTGAATGGGAGCAGATCGAGAACGAGATTCGTGAGACAGGAAAGTCGAGCACGTTAGAAAAATTGATGGAGGTCAATATCAATGGAAAAAATCAAACAACTACTTCAGGCACTGCTGACGATGGAGAAAGTGACACCGGAAGCACTGGCGAGCCTATCGACGGAGATTGAGGTCTATGCCGGAGAGGAGCGCACAAACTCGCGCAACCTTGCCCGCAAGACACTATTCACTGAATTCAAGAATGCACTTCAAGACACGTTTCCAGATGCACTCAAAGGCGCTGACGTAGAGTCGGCAAAATACGACGCACTGCTCAAGCAAATCTCTGAAAAGTCAAAGGTCGCACCCGCAGCCGGCGAACAGGAGCAGCAAGAAACGCCCGCACAGATGAGAGCCCGTCTCGAATCTGAGAATGCAGTCGTGCTGAAAAAAGAGCGCGAGGCCATCCGTCGCAAAGGCTTTATCGATCAGCTCAAGGGAGAAGCACTCGCCGCGGGACTCGACCCGGTGTATGCAGACTCGTTCACTGAACGCTTCGAGAGAGAGTACGGACTCGACCTCTCAAAAGATCAGCCGATCATCATGAAAGCTGACGAGCCGTATTATCTGAACGGCAAACCCGTCGCGGCCACAGATGTCGTCGGTGAGATTTTCACCAAGTATAGCGCATTCAAGAAAACTCAGGCGCAGACTGGCGACCCGAACGCTGTGACCACAGGGCAGACGCAAGGGCAGGCAGGCGCAATGGGAGACAGCTTCGAGTCAGACCTCATGAAGGACATGCCCGGTCTCAAGACGTTCGTGAGCGCGAAATAATGTTCGACCTGATGAAACTCGTGCCGGCGAATAAGTTCGGCGACGCCTACGAGCTCGAAAAAAGCTACGAGGCGACGGGGCCACAGGTTCCGGTCGTTATACCGGCTCGGGCGAAGAAAATCTTCATATCGATCGTGCCTATCGACGGCGATATCGAAGCGGTTTGTGAGGTTACATACAGCGGCATGAACCGAGTCGATGCAGGCGAAGCCGTGTGGCATGACCATTGCAAAGCCTCAATGCAAAGCACCTCGACGCTTTTGATTGAAGTAAAGCCGTGTCAGGCCGTTCGCCTGAACATCACAAAGGGCCATTGTAAAATGGAAATTTACGCGTCGTAGCGTGAGGAGGGAAAATGCAAGTATTCGTACTGTTTGACGAAGCGGGAAAAGCGAAGGTGACTGCAAAAGCTGACGAGGCAAAACGCCACGAGAAGCTCAAAGGTTGCCGGGTCGAAGTCTGCCACACTCAGAGAGACTACACAAAAAATACTTATTACGGAAAAACAGAATCCGGCGAAGTATTGATTGCACCGGGTGAAACAAAATTCACACCGTTCAAGGGCGCGTCAAAGCCTGCACCGAAAGCCGCACCGGCCGACGGTTGAAAAAACATTGACATCGGCGGGGTGTTATGCCCCGCTGAATTCGAGCGGGAAACCGCTGGTCGCAAGACCCTAATCAGGCCGCAAGGTCGGGCACCCGCCCCGAAAACAAAGCTCAACAGAGCGGTCAGAAAAGACCCTAAAAAATCACAAATAAAAACAACGAGGTAAAACATGCTAACTCTACTTGATATTCGTCAAGCGGGTGCGACGCCGAACACGAAGAAGCGAATCATTGATTTGATTTTCGAGACTTCGCCTTTTGCGACAAAAATTCCGTTTGAAACCGTACCGAATCGTGAATCGAAATGGTACATGACAAAAATTCTCCCCACTGCTGACTTCCGTGCATACGGCGGTTCGTACACAGAGAGCACTTCCAAAGACGACTTGGGAATCACACACCTGAAAATCTTGGGCGGTGAATTCTCTATCGATCGTATCGACAAGAATGCAAACACTGTCGAAGGCACGAAGAAAGTCGCGCGTGAGATTCGCAATCACTCTGTCTCGATGGGAATGAAGTTGAAGTACAACACCATCAACGGCGGACTGACAAACAACCCGAACGAATTTATGGGACTCCGCAAGATGCACGAGAGCGCATCGGTATTCGGCACAGGGCAGACAATCTCCCTCGCTGCAGCCGGTTCAACTTTCGCCGCAGCCGGTGCGCTGGCAACCACTGAGTTCATGCTCGATTTCATCCAGAAAACAATCGTCACACCTGACGTAATTTTCTGCGACGAAACTCACATCACTCAGCTCCATGCGCTGTCACTGACCGCTGGCACGAACGAGGCTTTTGCACAGTATTTCAAAATGATGGACTATGCCCTGCCGAACGGTCGCATGATTAAGGTCGGCGCGTTCAACGGTATCCCGATGATCCCAATGAAAACAGATGCTCAGGGCAATAAGGTTATCGACTACAACGAACCGTCACCGAACGCTGCGAATACAGTTTGCTCATCAATGTATTCTCTGTGTCTCGGCGAAGAGTTCTTTGTCGGTTTACAGCATTCAGCGAACGGACCCGAAATTACTGACGCGATCGAAAATGGTCACTATAAAACCTTTCTCGACTGGGCAGTAGCATACGAGCCGCGTCACAATAAATCGTCTGCTCGCGCAGCCGGTATCAAGGCAATCTAAGGAGCTCAAAATGTTAGTAAATCAAGCAAACGAACGCGATCAGGCGCTGAATCTCTCTGAGACTCAGAACTTCACCGCGACAAATGTCGGCAAGAACGCAGGCGGGACTGCAATCGAATTGGACGTTTCAAACTTCAAAGATCAAACTTTGATGGTGAACGCGCGCTACAAAAATGACGCGACGGCAAATTATGCTGTGACAATCGAAAGCTCAAGCGACGCATTCGCAACGACTAAGCTCGAGAAGTCAATTCCACTTGCGCCCGGTGGCGCGAATACGGAATTTCAGCTTCTCGAACCATTCGCTATCGCTCCGTCAAATGACAAAATCCGTCTGCGTATGGTGCGCACCGCGGGACAAGTCACTGCGGTCGATATGTGGGTGAGCCCGATCACACCGTAAAACGATGTATAGCTCCATTCGAGAGGTAAACGAAGCGGCAGTCGCAGCCGGGGAAATAGATTTCCTCGACTGCGATGCGACCGGGATTTCATGCCTCGCGAATGGAGCGATCGGTATCGGCGACACGACCATCAATTACGATGGCGTGACCGTCGGTGAACAGATAAAGCGATACGATCTTTTGCAGATTCGTGACGAGTATTGTCTGGTGACCGACGTTTTTCCAACAAGCCTCACTGTTCAGAGAGCATTCAGCGGAACAGTGGCCGCAGGCTATGTTGACAACGAGCCAATTTACGTGAAGTCTCAGATGAAAGTAAAGCTCATTGCCAGAGCGACAAATCTGTTTATCACGCTGCACCGGCAAAGGCTGTCGGCCGGCGAAATATGGGGAGAGGACAATGCAGAGCTTCGCGAGTCGTGCGCAGTTCAGGTCATCTATATGGCCCGCTATGTCGAAGAACAGGAGCTCGGCGAACGTGTGGCGACCATGACCCTTTCTGAATATGCCGACGGCGTTCTTTCAATAAAATATCCGGGCGGCCGAAAGTTTGCTCCCGGTGTCGAAGAAGCAATCCGTGCGACCATGAAAACTTTGGGAGTGTCCGTTGGCGGCTTTCAACGAGGTTAGTTCACGTCAGCTCGCGCGCATGGACGCGGTGTTCGGCAAGTACAAAGCACTCGACGACGCAGTTTTCAACCTGCAAACCTCACTGCCGCGATTCAAGCAATTCCTCGATCAGTATGGCATCGACCTCTCAGACGCAATGCAGGTCATGATCGA